GTTGGGTCAGCAGCGACTCATCCTGAACCACCTGGGCACCGCTACTATCTTCGCTTGTGAACAGACACCAATCACGGATCAGCGACAGGATAGCCTGCGCCTTAGTCCGGGCGAACCCATTTAGGCTGGCGCTGGCTCTGGTGGCTGATAACCACGCTTCAGTGGCGCTACGCTCAACCGTGCCACCGCCCAAGAACCCTACGCCTTCCTCGTCTATTTCCCGTTTGGTCTGCTCGATGCTAGTCTGTAGCGATTGGATGCCCGAACCGCCAATCTCGACCACTCCCACCTCATCAGCACTGCCCCCTTCAGGATTGCGAGATAGCTCTATGACATGATTAGGGCCAAAGACGATCGGTGGTCGTTGATCGAAGGGCAGATCAGAAACCCTGTAAACCGTGGGGGCATTAACCCGATACTGAATCGTGTCCAGGTTGCTTTCTTGCCTAAATAGCTTGATATTGAGTTCGGCTGCCTTGAGCAGAAAGGGCAACTGTGGATCGAGATCGCTAGGGAATGGTGCGGAAATATCGGGGTAGGCAATGAGGGGTATTCTCTCAATAGGGGCCGTCATCTCTTGAACAGGCACAGCCTCGCCGCGATCGCTCAACCTAGAAACCGATAGCGAGACACCCTCAGGCATCAACCTAAATGTGTGATAGTAAGCTTGTTTTTTCGTGCCATAAGCGCCGTCCGGTTCTTCTTGGTACGCCTGGATGGTTACTTGCGCCAGGGTTACGCGCCCTTGCCTAACCTCGGTTCTCCAATTTAAGACATTACGCCGATCTATCAGCGTCCATTGTGGATAGGTTCTCGGATCGGCGGCTGTACGGTCGGCCGCTTCATCGAGAGATAGCCTCACGTTATTAGTGAGGATATAGCATCCGCCATCCCTCAGGGCTAACTCGTCAGCGTGACGGAAAAACCCCTTAAAATCAGCGCCAGTGCCATTTAACCCCAGGCCGTCTTCGTTCGCCTGCTCAAAGCTGGCAGGCAAGTCCTCAACCTCAAACGAGGTCAGCAGCCCGCTAATGCTTTCAATCTGACCACGGAATTTGTTATTAAAAACTGCCCGATCTACGCGATCGTCATAGGCGATCGGGGGTTCCTGAAAAGCCCGTGGAAGATAATCGCCCTTACGCAAATACAATCCGTTCCAGCAATCTAGAACCAGCCGTAACGATGGCTGTAGGAATGCTAGCGACGGATGTTGATAGTTAGGATGCTTAGGATCGTTCATGCTCTCAGGATTCCCTATCCCCAATAAGCGGTAGATTGAGCCATGCCTATCGTGCGGGTTGCCATTAGGTCAGTGATGGCCCAAACTAGTGCATCAAGACGGTTTGGCGATTTCATACCCGGTTGCCACGTACATAACTCCCGTTCTAAGTCCGGGAACGTCCCCACATGATGCACCCGCCCATCTTGATAAAGCTGGTGAACGGGTTCAGCCCTGACGATCTTCCCCCGGCTAGCCGTTACCTCTTTCACTCCGACACCTGGATCAACGTTGCGAATTCCAGACTTAACCATATCGCCGCCATAGTTTGTTTCCACGACTAGCGTATCGGCGGCGATGCCTTGGCAGCGATCGCAAGCGCGGCGCATCCACTCATCAGGCGTGCCATACCCGCTATCATCATGCAGCACATAGTAGTGGTCATCAAAACCACGGGCTACGGCTACAATTCCCGCCTCAGTAGCGCCGCCTGGGGGGTCAACACCAATGACCACACGACGCAACCGAGGGGGAGCAGATGACACTCTATAGGGGTCAAGATCACGCGACCGATCCCACAATCCACCAGCAGGCTTATCCTCATGTTGTGATTCGGTCAGGAAGGTAGGCAAACCCCAGGCGTTAATTTGTCGCTCCACCACATCCAGCCCTTGACCTTGTGCCCATGTAGGTTTACCCCCCGTCACCCGATAGTAAACGCCCTCTGGCGTTACCACGCGATCGCACTCCAGGCCAATAACCGCCGGTTCCTGCGTGACATGAGCGCCTAGCAAAATCTCGGCTCGACCATCAGCAATCCGAGCGATCACACTGTCTTTATGGATTCTGTTCTGGACAAATAGAACAGTTGCATCAACTGAACCCGCTGGCAGAATTGCGCTACTGATGGTTACTAGTTTTTTAAGGACGGCCTCTGGGCTATCGTGTTCTCCATCAATATCGTCCAGAATAATCAGATCCGGCCTGTTTTCCTCCCATCGAGCACCCCGAACTCTGGCATTCAGTCCCACCCCCAGCACCGAAAAACCATTAGCAGTCTGTAACTGTTTAGCCGTCCAGTTAACAGAAGCGCTATAGGCGTTAACAGCTCGATGGAGGCCGATCTGCTCCAGCAGCGCCGCAATGTTTTGTACGTGGTCGTCTGCTTGGTCTTGGGTGCCACAGACGTAGAGCGCAAAACGCCGTGTCAACGCACAGGCAAGATAAGCACAGGCCTTTTCAGCAATATCCGACTTTGCCCCGCCACGGGGCCATATCTCTAGACGACTTTGGGCCGGCTCTCCTAGGCGTAAGCTTGATGCCCAATTCCATACAGCCATGTGGCGATCGCCTGTTGGAATTCGAGCGGCTGGCAAAACTCTTTGCAGGAATGTAGATGGATGCTCACCGGGCAACGGTCGGAGGTTTTCAGGCAATGCGACGTGTCGCTTTTTGCAGCGACGGCGCTGCTCTATCTCAACCAGCACCCTGAGCCGCTGGTTATAGCTAACCGAGCTAACCACGGGCTAACCTTTCTAACTCAGCGTCAGTAAGGCTAGACAAATCAATCTCTTGCCGTTGAGTAGCTAAACCCTCGGTCAATCGTTCGTATTCCAAGGCTAACCGCAGGATAGCGGTGGCTTCGCTTGGCTTCAGGCTAGCCGGATCGTAAGACTGAAAAGCGCGCATAGCGATAGCGCCAATCTGTCTCAGCGCTTTGCTGTGCCGGGTCAACATTTCAGCAGTGTCGATGATTTCGTTGGCCTTCCTGATTACGTCATCCACCTCTGGAGTGACAGCCTGCGCAAGTGCAATGGAATTGTACTGGAATCGACGGCGCTGATCAGGCCAGTCATGTTGGCTGCTGCGGTTCCTGAGCGCTGAGTACGATGGCGCGCCCTGTACTTCTGAGATTTCGACAAGCTCCATACCCTGGATGTATTTACGTCTCCACTTGTCCCAATCGACTTTTTTGCCCATGGCTAATGAGTGCGATTAATAAGTAACTCTAATTTCAGTATGCCCCATTCAAGGTTAAGTCGCCTTAATCGCGTGATACTCCGACCTCCCTTGCTGTATCAACTTGTGTCACTCCATCAGCAAGCAAGGCGATCGCTTTTATTCGTATCCATGAGGTTGGGGTGCTGATTACCGATGGAATAGTTGATCTTCAAAGGTGTCCGGCTAGTTCTGCAACTCCGCCCGTGTATTCTTCCCAACGCCGCAGGATGACCTCTGTGTATTTTGGCGTTATCTCTAGTCCGTAACAGATCCGATCATTTTTCTCGGCAGACAAAAGAGTTGTTCCGCTCCCCAGAAAGGCATCGAAAACAATATCGCCCTTCTTACTGGAATTAAGTATCGCATTGTCAACCAATTCGACAGGCTTCATGGTGGGATGGGAAGAAGATGCGAGAGGTTTTTTTACAGGCCAAATAGTGGTCTTAAATTGTCCCTCCCCATAGAATATGTGCTTTTTATTCCAGGTATACAAAATCCCTTCGTGCTGATACTCGTAGTCAAGCCGCCCCATGGAAAAGGTAGGTTGCAGCTTGTCCCACAGAATGAGATGTTTTGTCTGAAGTCCAGATTCCCCCATCATCGCAACTACCATTGACATCAGGGGAGGGCAAGTAGCAAAGCAAACATAATAAGAACAGTGATCCTGAGATTGAGACTTGATCGCCTTGAATACTTTCACTAATTTTGCCCCAAGATCGTCAATGGGAATGTCGTCATCAACTATGCCTGAATCAACTCGCGAGCTCTTATCGAATTTGTTCAGTAAGGCATTCTTGCCCCCAACATCGACGCCATAAGGTGGGTCGGTAAACACAAGATCGATTTTATTACCATTCAGCAATCTAGCAATAGCCCCATCGGCACCGCTATCACCACAGGCTAAACGGTGCCTACCTAGCGCCCATATTTCGCCTACCTTGCAGCGTGGTTCAATCTCGCCTTGCTCTGTCCGATCTATCAGATCTACAGTGGTCGTTTCATCTTCCTCTTCAGTGGGTAGCTGTTCCTCCTCAACATTCCACTCTGCCATTTCCTCTGGAAACCACATCGTATCTATGTCAATCGCACCCTCTGAATTCCACTCCTCCAAAACTTCAGTGTCCCAATTAAGGCTCACTTCAGCAACGCGATTAGCATAGACAGAGGCAAGCCTAGCTTTAGGATCATTCGCCGTAGCAATATCGGTACGCCTGAGAATAACCGGACGGGTGCCATCGGTATCGACCACGATAGGCTTAACGCCATCAAAAACCGTGGCAATTTTTTCCAGACGCAAGGAACCATCAAACATTTCACCATCGGCGGCACACGTCGCGGCTCCAATCCACCCCACCTTTTGCAACGACTCCTCAAGCATTCCCTCACCACGAGGGCTATGCCGATTTGCGTTGATTTCCTGTGGCCTGAAATTGTTGATCTCTTGTTCCGATATAGCGTCGTAAATATCAGTCATGTGTTACAGGGTTAACGTTCTTCTCATTGTACCGACAAAAACAAACCCCCCCCGCAAAGCGAGGGGAGGGAACATTATGAACACTTCAATTTTGCCAGAAGTTCTCACATTTTGTGAGAACTTCAAGTCACAGCTACCACGGCGGCAAAATATGGATCATGTGGCTAGAGCGCTCAGTTCGCCTGCGGGCATTCTGCAGATCGAACTCTACGCCCATAAGGGGTATGACTTCATCTGGGATACTCACGAATGCCTTCCCCCTAGCA